AGTTGTTTTTGTGCAGTAGCAACACCTTCTGTACTAGAATCTAGTAGTGATTTAGCGGTTTCTGCTTCTTTGGAGCCTGGCTTTGTAGCACTCATGGACTCGTAAGCAGCTCTTGCCGTCTTTTCAACAGCTTTTGCCGAATTTAGCGCCTGTTCTTTTTGAAGAATATCACCCTTTAACTTTAATTCTTGCTCAGAGAACTTTAGTTTTTGCTGCTGTAAGTCTAAATCAGTTTTTAGTCTAGAAGATACTACTTCATCTAATTGTCCTAACTGAATAATTAGATCTAACTCTTTTGACTTCGCCTGCAGTAAGGTCTCTTGTAAAGATACTACCTGAGAAAGCGCCTGTTGTTCTAAACCTTGGTCTAGGGCAAGTTTTGCTTGGGCCGCTTGGCCTTTTTCTCTGGCTGAATTTATTAGTATAGCAAGAGACTTTATGTCCTTATCGGTATTTAACTGGGTTAGTTTACCTTCTACTAATTTTTTCTCTCTTTCGTAAGAGTCTTTTGTTGTGTTTGCCTTATCTTTTTCAATAGCAGCTAACTGTTTTTCAAGAGTATTACGTTGAACAGCAATATCAGAATCAAGAATAGATAACTGTAAGGCAGCTTTCTGCTCTAAAATACCTGAGCTCTGAGTAGTATTAAGTTGTTGAGCTAAATTAATAAACTCTATTTGACTGTTTAATTTTGTTTTATTAAACGCCTCTTCTTCATTACGTATTTTTAATAAGTAAGCAGCCTCTTTAGATTCTTTTGTAATACCAGCAATTACTATATCAGCATTTACTTTAGCTAATGCACCTTGTTTCTCTAATTGCGCTATTTCTTTATCGCGCATAGAAGCTCGTGCAGTTGCCTCTACGGTATCCTTGTACTTACCAGTAATATTTTTACCGGCAGCTAACTCTTGTTTAGCCTGTCCAAGTGCTACTGTATCTGCGTATCTATCGATTGCGGCTTTTGCAGCCTGTTTTGCTTCAGGAGTAGACTCTTTATTGTCTAATATTGCTTGTGCCGTGTTAGCTTCTATTTGAGCAGTTAATTCAGCTACCGCTTGAGTATTACTTATTTGTGCCATTCTGGCGTCGTAAGCAGCTTGAATTTGCTTTTTCTGAATACCTAGCTCTTCTATTCTTAGATCGTACTCTTTTTGGGAAGTATCTAAACCGGCAGCAGAAGCTCGGCTTACTAATGCCTGACTAATAGAAATATTGGCTAGTTGTTGTGCATTTTTTAAGCCCAACTGAATACGCTTGAAACCTTCTTCAGCAATATCTGTAATCAGTTTAGCCTGTGATTTACCAAAATCGGCAGCATCTTTTTTCAGCTTACGAAGATTCTCACCTGCTTTATCTGCGGCTGTTTGAGCATCTTGTATCGCTTGTAGTGCAGGTTCTGGATTTGTTACATCATAAGTAGCGTTTTCTTTTTTAACAGCTATTAGCTCTTTTTGTGCTTTATTATATTCTTCTGTTGCTTTAGAAATATTGGCAACAGCAAAAGCACCTTTTTGTAAGCTTTGTAAGTCATCAGGAGCAACTATTGATAAAAACTTAGGGTCACGTGTTAGCTTATCTAAATCTGTTACAGCTTTTAGTGGATCAGATATAATTGCCTGACCTAGTTTAGTAGCAGCATTAACTAATTCTACGCCCAGTTTACCTTGTAAATCTGTAAACGCAGTGCTTTGCACAATTTGATCAAAAAGCTTACCTACTTCAGATAAACTTTCAACAAAGGCTTTTGCGGCATTGGTAGAAAATTGCTCAGACTTTTCTATCTCCTTAAACTTGCTGTTTAAAGATTCTAAGCCTTCTTGTGATAAGGATTTTACAGCATTATTTAATGCTTGTGTGTCATTAAGTAATTTGCCGTCTTTTAATCCAAGTACTTCTGCAATATCTGCTCTGCCTTTTTCTTCGCCAGAGCTTAGTTCTAATGTTTTTAGAACGCCTTGTACTGCTTGTACAGCATTTTTTCTAGCATCATCTAAGTTAGACTTACCAAATACGCTTAAAAACTTCTGTTTTATAGTGTCCCAATTTCCTGCTTTTTCTTGGAAGGCTGTTAAAGCTACAAGCTGGTCATCAAACGCTTTTGTGGCTCCGGAAAGTGCTGTAGTATATGCTACAATAGCGTCTAGGCTAAAGGCATTTTTTGCATTTTTTCCGTAAAGTTCTACTGTATCTGTAATAGTCTTTAGGCTATCTTCGCTTGTTCTTATTTTTGCATCAAATTCTTCTTGCTGTTTTCCAGCCGAAGAAGCCCACGAGTCAAAAGCTTTAAAAGCGGCAACTGCTAATGTAAGTAATTCTAGCCATGGAGCTAATGCGCTTATGGCTGTGGCTGCTGCGGAACCAAGTATAAGTAAGGAGCCCTTAACAGTTGTAATACCTGCGCTTAATCCTTTTAGTCCGGCAGTACTTCTACCTATTACTTTACCTGCTTCATCAAATACAGGAATACCATTCTTTATATTATCAAACAAAGAAGTAAATGCGGCATTTACACCTTTTGTTTGAGTATCGATACCTGTTTGCGCTAGAATGCCTTTTGATATTGCTGCTCGTTCTTGTCTGGTGGCAATAGTCTTTAACATCTTTTCAAAAATACCACCACTGGCTCTTTCAGTCTCAGTCTGTATTTTTGATATATTTTGTACTTCTTTCGAGGCAGAAGCATACATAGACTTTGCTACCTGAAGGTTAGCAATTTCTTTTTCTTGCTTTTTGATAATTTCGTCATAAGCAGCTTTTTTATCTGTAGAAGCAGTAGCATCATTTTTTGCTACTTCTTTTGCTTTATCCAGCAGAGTTTGGCGTCTAGTTAATTCAGTACTAACTAGTTTTTCCATTTTTTCAGGATCTGTACCTGCCATAGCTTGGGACAGTATTTTTGATTTGCTAGATAAAGTATTTGCTAAAGCTGTTTGTGCGTTTGCTACGTCTTGATTGATTTTTTGTTGAATAGGCGATATTTTCTTGCCTTCATCTTCTAAAGCCTTGGCAATCGAATAGTCGCGAAAATTTTCATAACTAGCTTTTGCGGTTCTTGCAGATACTTCTGCCGACTTTACAAGCTCAGATCTCCAGTTGGAGATTGCTGGTATGGCTTTATTTAGTAAAAGGGTTGCAATTCCTGCAAATACTAAGCTCAGTGCTGTAGGTGATTCTGCCAGTAACTTAACTATAGGATTTAGTACCGTATTGATTAAAGTTAAGCCTTGTGTAGCTAGGTTAGATACACTGGCCAGTAACTTATCGTAAGGGTTTGGAGCTGCTTCAATAGCTGCAAATTTTTGTGCACCTTGATCAAGTACCGCGTTAGCAAAAGCTTGACGCTTCTCAAAATCACTTAGTGACGAAACAGATTTTCCAACCGATAAAGCATATTTATTAGTTGCTTCATCTACTTTTACGAAAATACCTAATTCGTCTAATAGTTCTGGCTCTATTTTACTAATACCACGACTTAGTCTGCTTACAGCATCCGTCATTGAGATACCCAATGCTTGAGATGCTTTACTAGCAACTTTTGCTAATTCGTTAATTTGTTTATTACTCAGGCCTGCACTACTTGCTTGTGAAACGGCAGTCATTGCATCGCGTAACGATAGTGCACCACCAGTAGTGTCTGATAACTGCTTAGCAAGTGTACCTAGGCTTTTACCACTTGCAGCACCTAGCTGATCTAAACCTTTTACAAGATTTTCTGTTTGAGCGGCATTTTGAAGTGCTGTAAATGCGGCACTAACAGCAAACAAGTTAGCTGCAAATGTAGCATATACGTGTACTAAACCACCAAGACCTTGGGCTTGCTTAGCAAAGTCACGAGAGCTCATGCCACCTGTAACTCCGCCTGCAATACCTTGTGCGCCACGATAGTCTTGACCAGTCATTGCTGCTTCGCTACCCATAGGCATAGCTTTTGCTGCCATTGCTCTGCTACCTGCTGTTCCACCTATTTTTGTGGCTGAACTTGCTGCACTATCGTAAGCTGATTTTAAGGCTTCTGCGTCTTTTATTCGTTTTTTGGTACTTCCGCCGTCGTCGACGGTCATACCTATCTTAATTTCATTGTCTATTGCCATAGTTTCTCCTATAAGCAAATAAGTATAAAATTACCCATAAAATTTTGGTAATTAATCTATAACCCACATATTATAACACGCAAGGAAAAATAAGTCAATCAGTAAATTTTTCAAGCAAAATAAAACCCCGTAAGATTTCTCTTACGGGGTTTTATCGGCTTTTTTGGGTCTGGATGCTTCAATAGCCTTGCTACGTGCAGCATCTAGTGTTGATATCCATTCTAGGAAATATCGTCTGTCCTCTTTTTGAACTTCAAATATATCTAAAATTTCTCCTAGACCGGTATAACTCTTTCCTAAGTATATACCGTTCATGGTATCCCATTCGTCTCGCAACTTATAGTAAACAGTGATTGCTTGCTGTACTTCTTGAGGAAAATCTTCTAATTCAAAAGGTATTTCTTCTTCTAGTGGCTCTGTTCCCAGGGCCTCGCACATTTCAAAGTATTGGGCTTTTGTCATCCCAACACTCATGTTTTGAAAATACAGGTTAAGCTTATCGCTTATTTCTTGGCGTTGCTGCTCTGAAAGTTTCCCAGATCAGTTACTGTTTCGCTAACGAAGGCATCAAAGTTTGCGCTATTCTTCATTAAGAACAGTGCGTTTTCTTCGGTATAGTCTAGCTCTGACTCTGGATTTTCGCCAGTTAGGTCAACTGGGGCCAGCTGTTCAAGATAACTTAGTTTTAGTCCGCTCCAGCCTTTAATAGCTGCTTGAGCGTATAACTGCAAGAACAGTTCATCATTTAGTTCTTCGGAAACTTGACGGTTCTTAAAAGTGCTCTTAGTAGCCTTTTTGCGAATATTAACAAGAGTTTCGCGAGACAAGAAGCTTAGTTTGACTTTGAAGCCTGTAAAACCAGGGTAGTCAATTTCAACATCTTTAGAAGGCACCAGGAGGGTTTTTAATGAGATTGCCATTTGGAGATTATCCTATTATATAATAATGAATTTAAAAAGTAGGGGAGGAGATCAACCCTCCCCTTTGTGTAAAGACTACACCAAATTAAGCGTAGTAACGAACTGCGATATCGTTTGTCTTTGTTAGGTCGTATGCGTTGGCATCAGCTGTGCTGCTTGGTACATAACCTTCAGCAGTGAAGTTGATTGCTGTAGAAACAACTTGCTGTACGTCAACGGTAGGAATCTGTAACACAGTTGCTGGCATGTCTAGCACAACCTTAACTGTATTAGCACCGCCACCAATGCTGATTGCTAGAGCTGCCATTGGTTCAATGGTTACGCTAGCAGCGGCTAACATATCGGCTAGAAGCTCGCCAGTATCACGTGTACCGCCAGTACGTAGGTAAGCGTTTAGGGTACCACTAACAGCGCGAGTACCTGTGTAGTACGCAACTGGAGTGTTAACAACGCCTAGGTTAGCAGGTGTTAGGTAAGTGATGTTGTTGTTGATAGTGATAGAACCACCAGTAATTGGGATTGCGTATGTATCACCAGCAGCACCTTGTGTAGTACCAGTAGAGTCTTTTAGGCTGTTTACTAGTGTTAGGGCTACAGTGCTTAGCTTGTTGGTAATGTAAGCTGCGTCAGTTACCTTTTGTAGGTAAGAACCAGTAATACCGCTACCGCTGAAGCTACCACCAGAAGCTACTAGGTTAGTACTTACTTGACGTAGGGTAGTGGCTTGGCCTGTCCATGCGGCTGTTGCGATCGCGTCTAAGCCGAAGTCGATTGTTACCTGGCCCATAGCAGCGTTATCAACTGCATAAGCAACTTGGTCAACAATAAAGATCATACCAAATTTTAGTAACTGGTGCTTGTCACTTGCGGCACTGCTTGTGTAGCTGTAGCCAGCCTTAACTGGAGCCCATGCGCTCTTATAGAACTTTAATCTGCTCTGTGTTAGAGTAGTTGCGTAAGTGACTGGATTTACTAGTGTTAGGGTAATGCTAGTACCGCTGATGCTTGCAACTGTTGCAGCTGCGTTCATGTAAGGGTCGTTGCTGCTTGGAGTAGCTGTTAGACCACTTAGAACCACGATGTCACCAACTGCAACACCAACTGCTGTTAGAGAAGTACCAGCAATAGTAATAGTACCAACACCGCTAGCGAAGGCGTATGTAACACCACTGATTGTACCACCAACAGTTACTGCAGCAGTATCAGTGCCAGCAGTACTAAACATTGCGTTCCATAAAACACTTTCTTCTGCGCTGATAGCAGTAGTGATATTCTTTGGACGTAGGTAAGTAGAGAAAGAGAAATCAACAGGAGCTAAGCTGGTGTTGAAGCTACGCTGACCACGAACTGGTGCAGCACCGGCTTCCATAATAGTAACTGTGTCATTATTGGTATTCTGACTGAAACTAAAACCTTCTAGAACCTGTATTTCATATGTATTGGTATTGGAAAAGCCTGTGGCATTTACCTTACCAGTTGTAGCATCTACGTTTGTAGTAAAGAATACCTTACTATTACGAACTAAATTTAATGCCATAATTCATCCTTTTTGTTTATGCAAGCGGCTGTAACCAACTAGACTTTTATCTGTTTTGTGCAGCTTTTTGCAGTTTAAGTAAGCGCATAGCGCACTTGTAAGTTTATCTCACCAACACCAAAAGGATATAGTAATCCTTCATCCGTGGTTATAGATTGGACTAATATTTCTGTTGTTTCTTGATTAGTTTCGGTGTCGAATACAAGCACACGGTTGGCATCTACGCACTTTTCGATATCACTTAAAACTAGTTCAAGCTGCTCTTGTGCGTCATCCTCACTTTTTACATAGACCTTGACAGAAATATTTAAATACCCCCAGATGAAATTTGCGGGTAAATACTCTCGCATTTCGGTGCCGGCGGTCATGTATACACTTGGAAAATCGTTTACTTCATCCCAGAACTTTAGTTTGGGGTAAGCGTTTCCGTATAGATTGGTTTTGTAAACGCCAGTACCATCAATTTCCTTGAACTTTTCGGCAAGGGCTTTTACTATTGATATTCTTTTACTACTCATACGACTACTGCCCTTAGTCTATTTGCTACCTTTTCAGCAGCAATTTCACGAATTGATTTAGATATAAGCGTTTTAGGGTCGCGTGACTTTGGAAACTGTTGTTCGCCACCGTCACTGAAGGTTGCGTACGGGTTTTTCATATAGCTATAAAAAGCAGTTATCATGCCTTCGCGACTTTTGCTCATGCGCTCAACTTTTACGCTGGCAGCAAAGCGTCCGGTGCGATAATTTAACACATCACGACGGCTTCCATCGCCCATGTTTGCAGAGATCACATCTTGCAGATGGGTGTTAATAAACGAGGTTAGTGAAACCAGATCCAGTTGAGGGTCTTTTTTAAGTATAGGAGCTTTACTGGGGGCTGTAATAATACTGCTAGGAGCAGATACTTTTGTTTTGCTAGCTTTACCGCTTAAAGATATTATTTGATCTTTACCTGTAGGTAGTAACGCTTTTCCTGAACCTGCGGGACCTGTATAGGAAGATCCTGTCAATGCTGCCTTTAAATGCCCTTCCAATGCTTCTTTCATTGTAGGAGACATTCTAAAAGTTTTAAATAAGTAACTAAATACTTTACTATCTTTTAGGGCAGTATTTAGACTTTTTCTTAATTTACTATAGTCTTTACTAAGCTGTTCTTTGAAGAATTTTTCAAAATTTTGTTTTTCTTCTGGGCCTAGTACTGTAGAGTTGTATACAGAGGGTTGGGATTGTAGAAATGATATACCAATACTTAGAGCTAAGTTACCGGCGGATTTATAATTTTCAGTAACGTCTATTGCATAATCACTGTGCCCAGTATTTACGACAAACCCATTCATTATCCCGGGGGCATCTAATGAATTATTTGACAGTATCATTCCTACTATTTGACTTAGAGGGGTATTGATACCAATAATATTAGATCCGGACCTTAGTGCAGAGTGTCCTGCAGCCGCAAAATTACCTGCTTTAAATCCAGTAGTACCTGTAAATACTTTTATATTTAAACCTTTTAAATATCTTTCAAGTATGGGAGTTACTGCTCCATGTACAGTTGAGGTTAATGTAGTATAATTAACACCAACTGTTAGTACCTGTATTGCGGGATCATAGTTAGTTAAAAAGAAGTCTGCATCTGTAACTACAGAAGTACCTATACTTTTAAACTTCCGTCTTAGTAGCGCCCCTACTGCACGTAAGTGTTTTGTAGCTTCTATCTGGGCTTTTGAATCCAGCTCTTCTGGGTAAGCCGAAAGAAGAGCTAATTTTTTAGCTAAACTAGCATTTAATCCTGCTAATATATTAGATATACTTAAAATTGTTACTCTATTATTTACTGACTTTCTTAGTCCTAGTGTAACATTTCTAACCAGCGAGTCTCTATGACTTACTAGAATATTGTATTTTTCAGTATACTCTTCTAAAAAACCGCCTTCGTTACTTTCCGAAATAACCTTACCAAAAGCGTTTCGGACCTGTGTTACATTTCCAACAATACTATCGAAAGTATATATGTCACCAGTACTGGTTCTCATATCTACTAAATATTTAGATAGAGCATTTCCATTTGACGGGTGCAACTCTTGTAGCATGCTATCTACAATAACTTCGGCATTAACTAAGTAGAATACCGGTAGGTTTGATTCTATTGCTCCACGTATATCAGTTTGTATTTTGGAAACTATATTTTTTAACTTAGCCGCAGATACCCCGGCTGTAGTGCTAGCTTTTGTACCTTTTGCAATACCAGCTTCTCGTCCGGATCCTACTAAAATATTTAATAGTCCTGATAATGCATTAATATTAGCCATTATAAATAATTAGCCTTGTACATGTCCAGTACACGTCGAATGTGTGCTGGGAACTGAGATCCAGTAATATACTCTACTTGCATGGTGTTAGGCTGGATGCTCTTGGTAGAGTGTACAGCAGAACTATTTTTAATATAGTACGTAACCATATCCATTGCAGCCAGCTTTAGATCTTCTGGCAGCGTTTCGAAACCTGCAAAGTAAGAAACTTTATATCCGTTAATTAATTCGGCAAATACGCCAGTAGCATCTAGTGAAACTACTGTATCGCCATCCTGTACCCAGTCAGTGAACTTTGTTAGTTTAGTGTAAGTTTGACCATAGTCTGTACTACGTTGTACGCTGATTACTTGTGTAACTGGAAACTCGGACAGTAAGAACTCACTGTAACCGCCCTTAAAGGTTTCGGTTTTCGCTTCGTCTACGTAATCAATAAAACTTCTGCGGCAGTAGCTTTTTACAAGCTCGCTTACCTTGGGAATCAGGCTATCAATTTCGGCATCTTGGTTGGTGCTGTTAATACCGGCATAAGCCTTGTATTCAGCTTTGGTAATTAAATTTGCTCCCATATAGTGCCTTTCTTGTTTTATAAGTCCCCGCTCACGAACCTTACAGGTCCAAATCGTATCCCTTTCGGGTGGAGAAACGTGAGACTTATAAAACAAGACCCCGAAGGGTCTTGTTTAGCTTAGGTTAAATTAAGCTGCGTAAACTAGTTTACCAACACCG